TTTATAAGAGTCAGGCATTAGAGATCTCTGATCTCAACAATCCTCTTGTCATGGATCTGTCAAATATTGACCGTGAAATGATGGTTCTTTCTGAAGATACAGCTCTCGGATTACGTCCTCTTAAATCTCGTATCAAGTATCCTGAGAAGTGTACTGAACGAGGAATTCCTCTGAAGTATGGTGCACTGTTTGAAGGTCCTTATGGAACTGGCAAAACTCTGCTTGCCTTTAAGCTTATTCAGGAAGCTATTCAGAATAATTGGGTAAGCGTATATCTGAAAGATCCTACATTACTTGCTGAGACTATTCGTCTTTGTAAAGTAATCGACGGAACTGGGCATGGAGTTGTTATCTTTGTTGAGGATATCGATCAGGTAACTCGTGGTAAACGAGATGCTGCTATGCAGGATATTCTTAATACTCTTGATGGTGGTGATACTAAGGGTATGAATGTAATTACTCTGTTTACTACTAATCATCTTGAACTTATTGAGCCTACTTTCCTGCGTGGTAAGCGTATTGGCAAAGTTATCTCTTTAGGTGCTTTAGATGAAGCTACTGCTAAAGAGTTCATTGAGCGTTCTTTTGTAGGAGATTATACTCTTCAGGGAGATTTCTCTGCAGTATGTAAGCAGATTCGAGATTCGAATATTGCTCCTGCATTTATGGCTGAGATTGTAGAATCTGTGAAGAGTGATATGATCTTTATGGATGATACTAAGGTTGTATTACCTCAGTATATTAAAGTAGCAGTTGAATCTTATCTGCGTCAAGTAGGTCTTGCTCAGAAGAAAGATATGACTGAAACTCCTGAAGTTAAATTTGCTGAATCGATTCGCGAAATTACTGGTATTGATCGCGTTGAGAAGAAAGTAGATGAACTTATTGAAATGCAAGACTAAGTGCTATGGAGAGCATATGCTCTCCTATGACACCTTTATTCTACCTTCACGTGGTGGTGTTGTAAGTAGATAGATATCGAAACCAAAGAATAAATAAAATGTAAATTATTTTAAAACAACTATGATAGTACAGTATTTTGACGTAATTCACTGTAAAACTCAGGAACAGGTAACGGCAGTAATTAACAAACTTCATTCTGAACAAGGACTTACTTGGATGCACGATGATGAAAATCCTCTTATCGAAAACCCTGCAGATTTTGAAATAGAACAGAAGTTCTTTAAAAATATTAATGAAGAAGAAAAGGAGGAATTTTATATTGTAACGGTGAAATTCCCTGAATTAGATAAGTGTATTGTTCACATATCTCGAAAGGAACATAATACGGAAACAATGCGAGCCGCTCTTGCAGAAACTGATGAGGAAGAAAGTTCTGCAGAAACTGTTTTCTAT